GATTAATGTTCCTACTTTGGTTGGGAATACCATCTTTACCAGCCTGTGCCATCTCATCACCAGTATATAAACCGGATAACTGTGAAGGAAAGGCTTTTCTTAATGCCAATGCTTCAGCACACTTGCCTAACATAGTATGTGGCATCTTATCCCACATGAAACCTTGAGATTTACCGGGATAGTATTCAGACCATCTTGCACTTGCAGTAAACTTACCCTCAACGCCTTGTACTATTTTACCTACTGTAACAGTAGCTTTAACTGGATTGTTGCCAATTTCTTCAAATACTGGCTCCTCACTACTGATATACTGACCTGTCCTGTCTGCAATAGACCTGAATCCATCAATAGCAGTCTGGATAGTCATTTTTCCACTTCTCTTAATGAAGTAGATTTGTTTTGATAATGGGTCAAGACCTGATTTATCTGCAACATGCAGGAATAGTTTTAATTCATCATCCGTTGCACCAACTGCAATCTGACTCTTTATTAAGTCAACTTGGTCTGGTGTTATGTTTTCATATTTCATTACTTCTTTTGCCATTTTGCCTCTATATATTTGATTATTAAAAAGGAACAGTTTAAGGGCATCGTCAGGTTATACTGCACAATGAACCTTTATTGATTTAACCGCATGTATGATTGAAATTCAATGCATTGGTCATCGAATGAGAAAGATAAAGGAACTCAATCACGATCTTAACCCTTAAACTGCTATAATTATTTAGGTAATATCAGTCTAGTTGACTGTTTTGAAAAACAATGTTCCTCATATTTATCGTTCTCTTCTGCCTTGAATCGCTTTAAATCAAATTCGGTGCAGTAGTGATCATATAAATCTGGATGAGTTTTACTTAATCCTCTTTCATCAAACGCTTTTAACTCAACTCTACTCAAAGTAACCTTACCATGTGTAGAATTGATTCCGTCAAAATCCTCTATAAATTCTTTAATATGGAACTTTACTTCCTTTTCTTCAGTATCTAGTGCCTTTTTATCGGCTTTTATATTCATCAATTGCTTTATTAAAGAATCTACCTGAGTTGTTGCTTGCTTGTATTTCCCATTCTTCTTGAAATACTTGAATATTAAGTCATTCTCATCTTGAGGTGGTGGGGGTATTTTATTTAATACAAAGTCCCAAAACCTAGTTACTTTAGCTATATATGCATCTATTAAAGATTGCTTTCTCTCTAATCTAAAATGCAATATATCAGGATCAAAATATGCAAAGAAATCAACTCCTTCCATTTCTGGTTGGATTGCCAATGCATGTACTCCCTGTGCTAAGTAATATTGTGGAACTGAATCTGTCCCGGGTTCGCCCCAAAATTCTCTCATATGGATCGAAGGAGACTTTACTTCAGCTACCCTGTGGGTTCCTACTACTGTCCCATCATTGTGACAGAATAGAAAAGGGTGTTCTTTAGAGATGTGTGTAGTATTATCTTTCCTGATTGTGATGCCTAAGTCTTCCTTAACCCATTTTATAATTTCGGGTTCTAACCGGACTCCCCTCTTAACTGCTGGCTTATCCGATATGTCTTCTGGTACTCTAGCACCTGTTTTTTCTAAATATAATTGATATGGACTCTTCCAAGGATTGACACCTATTGCCGTTCCTGCATCCGAGCCTCCTATTCCTTTTTTCCTTTCAATTAAATCATTTACTGCGAAGTTTTTAGCAAGTTCTTCCATTTTAACCCTTTCCCGGCTTAGCCGATGAGTTTACGCAATTCGTCTTTCCTTGCTTCTATAGCTAGATAAACTGCGGTTATTATTTTATTGTTCTGGCGATTACCGCCAACAACCATATAAACATATTGTCTGGTATAACCCAAATCAATTGCTATCTGGTTTAACTTGACCTTGAATTCTTTACATTGATCTTTAAGATTCATAGACTCCTTTATTATAGTTTACAAAGGTAACAGGTCAAGTTTATTCCTTTTTATTTTTAAAGTCAATAGCAAATTGGAAAAAGTTTTTATGTTGAACTAATGCCTTTATTGCTATATCTACAACGTCTAGTTTACTTACTCTAACGCCTGTTAATTCATATTGTTCTTTACAATAATTATCTAGTATTTTCTTAGTAGAATTCTTAACTTGGAATGTACCATAATGTTCTTTTGCATATTTATTTGAGATACTTAATTTTGGTCTTCCTTGTTTCTTCATATTACCTCTATATTTTAATGATTATTGATTATTCGCCACCTGTATTATATATTGCTGAGCGAATTGTAATTAATTCATCTCTTATTCGTTCTAAATAGAAACTTACTTCTGTTAATTCTTGATATTGTAGCACTTTTAATCCCCATTCAATTGCTTTTATTCTTTCTTCTTTTACATCAGAAATCCATCCTTTATCAAATTGTGTTTCTAATTGTATAAGATGTAGAATATCGTCTATATCTGGATTATATGTGGTAGTATGTTCTCCTTTTGTTGCTTCATGCATTTCTTTTTTCTTCATATTACCTTTATTGATTAATTATTAAGTTATCCTGCGGTTATTACCCAAGTTCCCATAACTGGTTTCTTGGTATTAACTGCTTTCTTTATTAGATGTGCTGGACATTTTAATGATATAAGTGATTTTATCCTATGAGCAGTACCAACGTATAACATCCAATAAAGGACTTTATTCTTTTCTCTCATAGATTGGTCGCCAATTACTTTACAATACTCAGATACACCACTTAAGAATGAATTTGGACTTTTCCTTTTATCACGTATTGTTTGAAGATATTCCATACCTACGCCAATTTTCTCATAATCACCTATTTGAATAATAGTATTACAGTCATTTGCATACTTATCTTCAACTTTACCGCCACATAAGAAGGTATGAAGCATTTGTGATCCTGAATAAGAGTTAGATGTAGTATTCAAATGTTTGAATAAAATATCTCTCTCTGTTTTAGATAAACCATCGTAACGATATGCTGATAATGATTCAATATTGTTTGCTTTGGCACATATTGCTCTTCTATGACCATTAATAAGTGTCATAGTATCACCGCAATAATGTATTGTTTCTAAAACTCCAAGTTCTCTTATACCCTTTTTAAGTGTTAAGAATGCTGAGTTACTAGCAGTTCTTTCCGGCGGATTAACTGGATTAGGAGTTAATCTAGATATTTCTATATCTACTAAAGTACGGTTTTTAATTTTACTTGCTAATTCTTCTGGAAATAGTTTGTCTATAGAATTATTCATAATACCTCTATTGTTTAAAATTAATCGGGATAGTACTAAACGGATTTTGACCGGATAGTACCTATGTGGTTAGAAAAAGCTGGCTATTGCTACTTTCGTAGCCACCCTCCACCCTCACTCGCGCGACCTCACCAGCTTAATCTAATTAGTTAAAGAATTTGCTACTGTTCTTGTCAAACCAATTAACAAGTTCACCAGCTTCTTCTTCTATGCGATATTGTTCTCTAACAGGCTGTTCCTGAGCATATTCAGTGAATGCACCTATAAAGTGGTACATACTGGTATTTCCTTTTCTGTAAGGGCTGTTAAAGATTTTATTTGTATGATATCCTCCAAACTTATAAGGAATTTGTTTTACAAAGTTTATTGAGCTATCTAATACATGATTAGATTCTACGCTATCAGCGAATTTTCGCTTGGTTGTCCAATACTTATGTGGAACTCTAGAATCTCTTGGAATATCAATAGGAGCATCATTTTCAAGCATTATCCGAGCAGTATCAGTATTGAATGGTATGCTCAACGTAGTTTTTATCTGCTTTTTAACTCTGTCATATGATTTTCTAGTGTTATTAACCATGTTTTCTATTTCACTGGTATCTATTATGTCACCTCTATGGATCATACGATTGTCTCCTATGGATTTAGATACTCTGATACCATTTGTACAATAAGTATCTAATATACCAGCTTTTGTGTATATAGGTGCATTGCCAATCATTGAGTTACCAGAGTATAGCCCTAATTTAACCCTATCTGGTTTACCATCAATCATTATTCCTGCAAAATCCTTTTCTGACCATTTAATAGTCATTTTAGTGTTATCAACAAATGCTCTTGTAAAGTCTAGGTCTATTCTGTTGTCACGGAGAAAGTGTTCTAAAAAACTAAGATTAGAGTATCTAAGATAGGTCTTACTTACCATTCCAATTATAGGATTATCAGGATGGCGACTATCTACAATAAATTGTTGATTACTCAAGTTTCTCTTAATACTTGGTTCATCTAATAGTTTATTTACAAAATTAGATGTAACAGTTGTTTCATTAGGAGCCATCATACTTGGAAATAAGCCGGGTACTCCCATCTTAGTAAAGACTGACTTAATACCGGGTTCAGTAATATTGCAACCTTCTGATGGTAATGTGTTACCTGTTGAATGTATTTTCCTACCATCAACCATGTAAAATGTATCTCCATCATTAGGCAAATAAAAGACATCTTCATGTTCATTTTTGCAATAATCGACTAATTTATCGAACTTATCGAATCTTTGAGCGTGGTTTTCTACTAAATCTAACATATTATTCTCCTTGTATTTCGTTAAAATATTTTTCTAGATCAGATAAGGCATCATGTATTCTATTATATTCCTCATCTGTCAATTTAGTTTCTAAATCTTTCATATAATCCATGACATAACTTATTGCATGTGCTGGATCTTCTACATAATATCCCATTATATACCTCTCATTGGATTTAAAATTATGGTTTTAACAACTTGCAAAGCCATAGAATATATACTTATTTTCTGACTTTTGCGATTTAATGCAAAATGCATTTCCCCACTTATCATTATCTTCTAATGTTCTATTAATGAAGTCTTCAATAGTTTCACCTTCTGGTACAGTTTTCATCTCAAAACCGCTTTTTTCTGCGATTGTACCTGTATAACCAGCATGTCCGTAATCATATGATGCTTCTTGAACAGCACTTGAAAATGCTTTTTCGGGTGACTCTCCGTATGCTACATGTGTAAAGTCTACTGCTCCCATTATATACCTCCCATTTGTTTTTGTTTATCTATTGGTTCTTTTGATAATCGGTCATCATATGCACATGTACTATTGCAATATGCTTTACCGCCTTCTCTATGTGATTGACCCGGTTGCATGTATAATAATGCTTGACACCATTCACATCTTTCTTCATTTTCTTTTTCCATGACTTTTCTCTATTTCATTGATTTCTAATGTAAAGTATTGGTCTAATAAATCTTTTAATATAGATACTTGTTTCTCTAATGTATCAATTCTTGTTTTATGTTTTTTATCTCTTTTTTCTAAGAATTCTATACGACGTTGGAAACTATAATCTTTATTAAATCTATGTTTACCATCATAGTTTTCAACAGAGTCTTCTAATTTTGCTATCCTTTCAAATGCTTTAGTTCTATTCTCTACACCTTGATCAAATCTGGCTATAGCTTCTACTTTCCAGAGTTTTATGGCATATATATCATTTGTATTTTTAAGAATATTATCTTCAATTTTAATTAATTCAATATTTAGTTGATCATCCATTTTAATACTCCCTATGTTCACGTAGTTCTAATAAGTTATTGATTAGTTTTTCTATATAATGTTCTACACAATCACAGTTATAATCTAATTGTATACTTTCTCTAATTTTCTCTACTTCACTGTTATCTAAGACATTATCTTCTCCTAGAAAGTCATCTGCAAAACTTCTGATAGCAGATTCTCCTACATCTATTTCCATATTTCCTCCTAAAATGGTATGTCAGTTTCATTTTGTATATCTTTTCTGGCTTGTAATTTAAACTGTGCCATCATTGATACTATGTCTAGTGGCATTTTACCTGTGCCTTTACAATGGTCACATGGCCTTGTTAAATCCCTACCAGCGTCTTCATCTACGTCATAAAGCATTCCACTACCGGCACATGCATTACATGATCCTATAGCTGTGTTTAGTAATGATTTTAGAGAAGTAAAGTCATGTTCTAATTCATTGAATTTACCTTCTAGAATATACAAATCTTTCTTGATCCTACTGAATCTGTCATCGTATGTATCATTGTTCATTATTACCTCTAATTGATTAAGTTTTTTGGGATATGTTCTCTGATAGTGTTTTTAATTTCTCTTGTTTTAAGAACATTGTTGTAATCTACTTCTGTTGAATAATATTCATCTAAAAGGTCTAATCCATTGAGTATCATTTTGATTTGATCTTCGTTAAATGAATTTAAAATATTGCCTGTTGGTATTTTCATGATAAGCTCCAAAAATTCAAAATGTGTGTTGGTACATAGGGACTGGAAATGATTTTTTTCTAACACTGCACATGATCTTCTATATGCAGTGCTAGTGAAACTCATATTAGAGTGCATTTGTTCATCGCTTATAAACTCTGCTGTTACGTTTATATATAGGGTGGAACAATGACTACTATATGATTTCATAAATCAACTCATTTCTTCATTTAAGTCTTCGCTATTATGTTCTAACCAATCTTCTAGCATATTGTCTAATATTGTATCATTGCCAAATTCATGATTAGTATGATTAATTACATCTACTGCTGTTAATTCATTACCTTTTGCTTCTTCTGCTTCTAAATACTCTAGAAAAGTCATTTTACGACCCATACTTGTCTCTCCTATTTACGTGTTTCTGTATTTCTCTGAAATGCATGATCGTTACATGATCACAGAGTGGTTTAAACAATTGATCTATAAACTTCATTAATTTGTTTCTTATTGCTTTCATATAACCTCTTATTTAATGTGAAAGGCTGGCTACACTCACATGACTTATGTGAAACCTCCATATTACTATTTCCAGTTACCTCACCAGCCTTAATGAATGGATCACCTACACCGCTCTCGCGCCCACCGCAATACATGTTAACTATGTATTTATCCACCTTCGCCTCGGTAATCCAAAATGGTTTATTTACTTATGAATTTGATTCCAAACATTTTACAGTATGCTTCTAAGTATTTGGATTTTACTGTTCTAATCACTGCATTGATTGGGCCAAAGATTGGTATTGTTGCAATGTATAATGTCCCAAGTATTGCAACTGCAGTCCAAAGTCCAATTTTCTTCAGACTAAATGTTGGCAGTTTGCTGGATATGTTTATGTATTTTGAAATGTAGTTCCAGATTGTTTTTGAACCTAAGTATAATGTATCTAATGATAGTTCTTTCATAGTATTTCTCTATTATTTGTTAGTTTGTTTGGCAAGCCAGTAACAAAACATTCCTATTACTACTATTGGGAATATAGGTATTATTGTGAATGCTAAGGCTCCTATTGCAACTCCAAGAACTGTTCTAGGAATTGTTATTATTGGTTCACTCGAATTTGAGTTCCTGTTCTGGTTTAAGGTACGAGCTGTATGCAATTGCATCAAGTAAGGATCTGTCTGTTGGTTCCTTATTTTTCTCTTGTTTTCTTCTACTATTTCTATAATATTTGGTTCTTTCCATTTCACTTTTCTCCTGTAAATGTGTGTTGATAAGAGAGAAGATTGCGTCCCTGCTTGTTAAGACTGTGCTTGGGAGCGCATTCTGTATTGAGTTAAGATTGTGCTTGGTTAATGCGCTTTTCAGCATTAACTTAATATGAATGAGCAATTTTTCCATTGCGAATTCCGATGCTTAGTGTAAAAAAAAACAAGCTGAACGACTTTTACATCGTCCAGCTCATGTAGTGTTTTAGAAAGGGTCTGAAGAACTTTTTGCAGAAGTTTCCTCAGAATTCTTCATGAACGGAGTATACCTGAAGTCACTACTGCCTTCGGTCGCATCTTTACGAGCATTTGCAGACTGCATGGTCTCAACAAAGTTCTCTCCAACATGCCAGCCTGAAGCGTTCAGATTTGGGATCATATTTAATATTAAATATGTGTAGCCATCATCATTAGTGTGATTAGCTATTTCTGAACGCTTTTGTTCATTAAGAGCGACTTTTATTTGCAGATTGCCGTCCTTGAATTCGTTTGCAAAGCCCACTGTTTCTGCCTTGGGCTTCTGTGAATTAACCATCTCTATAGCTCGCTCTTCACCAACTATATTAACCATCTCAATGAATTGATCTGGTGTAATGTCGGTTCCTGCAACTAGAGCCTTGATTTCAGTTTTAGTTTTCATAATATTCTCCATATGAGTGAAAAAAGATGCATCCTGCTGAATGCAGAATGCGTGAATGAAGTTTAACAGTGAAGTAACCAATTGCCGTGTATCTAGCACACAACCACCCATCACCCCCGAAAACTTCATATTTGGGAAAGAAAATATTTAATTCTTGCAGTATCAATTGTTTTATTAAATTCTTATAAGATTATTTCTGTATTAATGAGAATATTTTGGGATAGGAATAGAGGCGAGTATTGATCAGTTTATCATCAATATGTTTGAGCCGATAGTCCGGGCCTTTTGGCATCCCCAAGATTATTTTTAAATAAAAGACTTGACTGTGACTATTGTTTATTAAATATAATATTTATCCCTTGAGCAATACAGTGGTTAGTAATAAGAGTAATCTTAAGTACTGTTTATGTTTGGGAACAAGTAAGTAGTTTATCTGCATAGATAAGTCTTCAAGTAAAATTATATTTCTCTCCCCCTACAAAATAATAATTATCTTTTTGTGTGCGTCCTGTGTGAGCTTCATGTGTGCCGGGGGGTGGGGGTACAAAATGGGTTTGTCTTTGAACTACTATCCTCCCATTCCCCTACACGGAGGGAAAACCAAGTGTTACCCTTTCCAAACAGGATTAAAAAAAATCTTTAAAAGGTATTGCAAGTCTTAGTATTATAAAATAGAGTTACAAATAATTAACCTACGCAATAAGGGGAATAATGATTAATAAGAAGAAGAATGATTATGCTGATGAACAGCCAGAGGAAAGCAAGACTCAAAAGCCAGAGCATAGTGGTCTAGGTATGACGTTATTAACGAGTAAGCCCAAGAACGTAGAGGATGAAGACAATCCAATGAAGAAGAAAGTAGGATACACAAGTTAAAGGAGAAATTATGGGAAGTATGATTACAACGCCTAATCAGCGTAGCCGCTATAGTAAAACTAAAGCTAGGAAAAGTTTAGAGTCTTTAAAAGAAAAAGAATTTAACAGGATACAAACCAAAATGGAAAGCCCTGACCATATTTACGGTTCGTTACCAACTCGACATTACCAAACGACCCTAGATTGGGGGACTCATCAAGGGGGTGATGTATACACGTATAATAAAAAGCCAAAGAGCGAATACCGCCTTAAAAAGATGGCGGAACCAGAAGAGATGAAGAAGCCATCCGAAGTACCCCAAAGACACGGCCCCCCACGATATAGAAGGGCAGACGGCAGACTAATGACATACCCGGAATCACTTGAGTTACATGATTGGAACGATAGAAAATTGCGAAACTAATGCCTAATACAGAGAAGTTCATTGACACATTCGTAGAAACAGGAGATTATCTTGCGGCAATGCATGAAGCAGGGTATAAAGATAAGAACCCTTACCAACTACAAGTTCGTGGCAAGAGACTTTTAGAAGAAAACCGTGAAGAAGTTGACAAGCGGTTCCAAGCCCGGTTAAAAGATGGTGGCCCTAGAGCATTATCTGTGATAGAACAGTTGATGCATAGCGAAAGCGATACTGTAAAGCTCAATGCCGCTAAAGAAATCCTAGACAGGGGTGGACACAAGGTAGCTAATGAGTTTGATACAGGACGTACCATAGAAGAGCTTAACGCACAATTAGTTGCCCTAGTAGGTGATGATGGTGCAAAAATGTTAGTTGCGGCTTTTAAGAGCCGTAAAGTAATCTCAGGGCCAACA